AGATTTTGAAACACAAATTGCAAAGCTTCAAGTCAAGTTAAATGAGTCAATGGAGAAGACACAAACTCTTAATCGCAAAATTGATTCATTTAAAGCAGCTGAACTTCTTGAAAGCAAGACAAAAGATCTTCCAACATATGAAGCACGCAAGTTGAAGAAGCGTTTTGCTGATGCTACAACTGTTGAGATTGAGAAGAATTTTAAGAAAGTTCTTGAGTCAGTTCAAAAAGAAGTCAAAGAAGATGAAAAAGAAGATGAAGTGACACTTGAAGCAGAAATTAACAATATTCTTGAAGCTGATGACAAGAAAGTTGCCAAGAAAGCTGTAAAAGAAGATGACATGCTAAAGGGCCGTAAGCATAATCTCCATGTTGATGAAGGAGAAGATGAGAATGTAGATGAAGATGACATGCTAAAGGGCCGTAAGCATAATCTCCATGTTGATGAAGGAGAAGATGAGGTATATGAGACAATGGAATCATTTAAGTTCGATAAGGATGGCGATGTAATTCTTGAGTCTGAAGACATTATCGATGCAGATTACATGAAGACACTTTGCGCAATTGCAGAAAGAATTAAGTAAATAAATTAAGTAAATAATTTAAAATTTTATTGACTCGGTAGTCAATAACCAAAAATAGAAAGAAACAAACAAACTAAAAATAAAGGTGAATAGACAATGAATAACAGTCTACTTACAGATCCACATCAGAGAAAACTTCTCAAGAAGTGGGGTGCTATTCTTGAGTCTGGTAAGCCAATCGAAAATGAGTCAACTAAGATTGTTCTTGCACAGATTCTTGAGAATACACGTAATTATTACAAGATGACAGGTCAGCTCAATGAAGCTGGTGTTCCTGGTGGAGCAATCAATCAAGCTGGTCCTGTAGGTACATCACAGGTAATGCAAGGCGGCGGTGTAATGAATGGTGACTTCTAGGTCCCATACGCAGGTTCAACATATGGTGATTTCTATCTTCCAAATGTTGTTATGCCAATGCTTCGTCGTATTATGCCTGACTTGATAGCTAATGAGCTCGTTGGTGTACAGCCACTTAACGGACCAGTTGGTTATGCTTTGGCATATCGTCCAACTTACAATGGTCGTGGTGGTGTTGGTGACAATACTCCAGTAACTGGTTTAACTGGTGAAATTGCTTACAACCCAACTGACACTCGTTATACTGGTGCAGGTGCTGATATTGATAAGTCATCATTCAACAAGGGTGATGTAACTACTTCAGATTATTGGGCAGCATACGGTGGTGATGCATGGCTTGGTACTGGTTCAAGCCTTGATAAGGCAGAGTTCGCTGACTTGACAAAGGGCGAATATCCAACAGTTTCATTCTCACTCGTAAAGAGCGCAGTTGAAGCTAAGACTCGTAAGCTTGCAGCTCACTGGTCACCAGAGCTTGCTGAAGACATGCAGGCAATGCACGGTATCGACGTCGAGCGTGAGATGGTTAACACCCTCACATACGAAGTTGGTGCTGAAATTGACCGTCAGGTAGTAACTGAGATGGTTAAGGCCGCTATCATCGGTAAGTCAACATCAGAGTGGACTCCAATTTCCGCTGATGGTCTTGATCAGATGGGTCGTCTTGCTACACTCCTTACTCACATAACTGTCGAAGCTAATAACATAGCTCTCCGTACAAAGAGAGGTAATGCAAACTTTGCAATCACAACTCCACGTGTTGTTGGTCTCCTCCAGCAGCTCAGCATGAACAAGTTCACTTCATTCAAGGGTGTTGCAAATCTCCCATCAGTACCAGATACTGGTGTTGGTGCTCTTGCTAAGGTTGGTCTTATAAACAATGATCAGCAACTCTTGATTCGTGACTCATATGTCCAGAACAACGATTCTGACTATGTACTCCTTGGTTACAAAGGTAAGCAAGCAGGTGACAGCGGTATAATCTACTGCCCATACATTCCATTGCAGCTTAGCAAGGTAATGCAGCCTGGTACATTCACTCCAAGCATTGGATGCAGAACTCGTTACGGCCTCATGGCAAACCCATGGGATGCTCGTAATTACTACCACTTCGTAAAGGTTGACAAGGTAACTACTCCTTATACTTGGGACACATCACGTCAGTTTGTTGCCCCAGTAACAGCAGTTCGTCTTCCTGGCATGGGTGGCGGCAATCCAGTAATGCCTGCTTAATAGTTAGTTAAATAACTATAGTGAAATGCATTAAATCAAAG